ACAAACTCCCCCGAAAATATTTTGAACGATTTAACGTAGTTGTTGGGGATGAGGCACACCAGTTTAAAAGTAAGTCATTAATATCTATAATGACGAAACTTGCAGATGCAAAATATCGTTTTGGTTTTACCGGAACACTTGATGGAACACAAACTCATAAATGGGTTCTTGAGGGATTGTTTGGTGCTTCGTACAAAATTATTCGTACCGAAGAGTTGATGGCGAAGGGTCATGTTGCTAAACTGGATATCAATGTACTTCTACTGAAGCACCCAGCACATAAGTTTGAAAACTTTGAAGAAGAAGTTCAATATATTATCAATCATGATCGTAGAAATAAGTTCATAAGAAATCTTGCACTAGATCTCAAAGGGAATACTTTAGTTCTTTTTGCAAGAGTTGAGGGTCATGGTGAGCCACTATATCACATGATAAATAATAATACGATTGATGAAAGGCAAGTATTTTTTGTCCACGTTGGAGTAGATACAAAGGATCGAGAACAAGTAAGGGAGATTACTGAACAAGAGAATAATGCAATTATTGTTGCATCATACGGAACATTCAGTACAGGAATTAATATCAAAAATCTCCACAATGTCATTTTTGCTTCTCCATCCAAATCTAGAATTCGGAATCTTCAATCTATTGGAAGGGTGCTTAGGAAAGGCAATAACAAGACCAAGGCAACTCTCTATGACATTGCTGACGACATATCCTACAAATCCAGGAGGAACTATACCCTTAACCATCTAATCGAAAGAATTAAAGTTTATAACGAAGAAAATTTTAATTATGATATTGTAAACATACCGCTAAAGAACTAATGGGAGATGAATTTTACGCAATTATAAAATTGGTATCTGGAGAAGAAATTTTGTCACTTGTCTCAGTAGATGAGAATGATGGAGATCCTTTAATTGTTATGCAAAGTCCAATAACAATGAAAATGATACATACTAATCGAGGATTGCATGTGAAAGTTAAGTCATGGATGGAATTGGCATCTGATGATTTCTTTATTGTAAAACCTGATAGATTAATTACAATTACTGAAACAAGTGATGAAAAGTTAATTGATATCTACAATAATTTTTTAAATGACGAAGAAGAAGATTCTATAAAAATACACAAATCTAATAAAGTAGGTAATACTAATAAAGTTAAGCCTTCTAAAAAGATGGGATATGTTTCTTCAGTAGAATCTGCTCGTAAACACTTAGAAAATCTATATAAACTTAAAGATAATAAAGAAAGCTAAAGCCTACCTATCAAACCTAACAAAGGTATTTTACTCAATATCGACACTTCTGTCAAGCCCTTGAAAGTGTGGTATAATATTAATAACTTATATTATAAAGAGTAATGAGTTATGCCAAAAAAGAAATCAGAACACTATGTAAATAATAAAGAATTGCTTGAGGCAATGATTAATTATCGAACAGGAGTAGAAAGATCATATTTGAAAACTTTTAATAAAGACCTCACAGAGTTTCCAAAACAAGAAAGAGGAAAGCAATGGGAAGGTAAACCTACTATCCCAAATTATCTTGGAGAGTGCTTTCTTAAGATTGCGACACACCTCTCATACAAACCTAACTTTGTAAATTACATGTTTCGAGAGGATATGATTTCTGATGGTATTGAAAATTGCGTCCAATACATTCATAACTTCGACCCAGAAAGGTCAAAGAATCCTTTTGCATACTTTACTCAGATTATTCATTATGCCTTCCTGAGACGCATTCAGAAGGAGAAAAAGCAATTGGATATTAAGAATAAAATTATTGAAAAGACTGGATTTGATGAGGTTATGGTCATTGACGATAGTTTGCTCTCTGGACATAGTTCCGAGTATAATAGTATCAAAGATAATATTCAATATCGTAATCGATGAAAGTTGCTATTATAACTGACACTCATTATGGTGCAAGAAAAGGTTCGAAGTATCTACATGATCATTTTAAAAAGTTCTATGATGATATTTTTTTCCCTACTCTAGAAGCAGAAAAAATTAATACAGTTATTCATATGGGTGATGCTTTTGATAGTCGTAAGTCAATTGACTATCAAAGTTTGGAGTGGTCAAAGAGAGTTGTATTTGACAGACTTAAAAATTATGATGTTCATATGATTGTTGGTAATCATGATTGTTATTATAAGAATACCAATAATGTAAATTCTCCAGAACTTCTTCTACAGACCTATAATAATATAAAAACATATAGTGAAGTATCGGAGATTATATTAGATAAATTAAAAATTCTGTTTATACCCTGGATCAATGCAGAAAACTTTGAGAATACTGTCAAGGTTGTCAAAGCTACTGATAGCATATGTGCGATGGGGCACCTTGAGCTCAATGGATTCAGAGCGCATCGTGGACACGTCATGGAAGATGGTATGGAGAGCGACTTATTTGACAAGTTCGACAAAGTGTTTTCAGGACACTACCATACACGGTCAGACAACGGAAAAATCTTCTACCTAGGAAATCCTTATGAAATGTTTTGGAATGATGTAAATGATGCACGAGGATTTCATATCTTTGATACGGATACCCTCACTCACACTCCAATTAATAATCCTTATAAATTATTTTATAATATCTATTACGAAGATACCAATTATAAACTTTTCAATACTACGGAATATAAGAACAAAATTGTAAAAGTTATTGTTCGAAAAAAATCAAAACCAAAAGAGTTTGAAAAGTTCATTGACAAACTTTATTATGCCGGAGTTCAAGATCTTAAAATTATCGAAAATTTTGAAATTAAAGAGTCTGAAGAATTTGAAATTGGTGAAGATGAAAATACTCTTTCAATTTTAAATCGTTATATTGAAGAATCTGAATTTGAACTTGATAAAGGTACAATTAAAGGTATTTTCCAAAATTTATATAAACAAGTTTGTGAAGTAGAGTAACATGTTTCTTCTTACACTCAAAGATGGTAAAGATGACGGTGCTTATGCCGTTCAGGATAAGCACGGACATAAAGTGTTATTTTTGTTTGAAGAAGAAGATGATGCTGAAAGATATGCTATGATGTTATATGACGAAGAAGATGCTGATATGGATGTTGTTGAAGTTGATGATGAACTTGCCATAAAGACGTGTAGGATGTATAATTACAAATATGCAGTAATAACATCAAACGATATTGTGATCCCCCCAAAGAATGATAAACTTCAAGAAGATTCGGTATAAAAATTTTTTATCAACAGGAAACCAATTTACTGAAATAGATTTTCAACGACATCATACAAATTTAATTGTCGGAACAAACGGTGCAGGCAAATCCACAATGTTGGACGCACTTACATTTGGATTATTCAATAAGCCATTTCGTAAGATTAATAAACCACAACTTATTAATACTGTAAATGAAAGGGATTGTGTTGTTGAAATTGAATTTGCGACAAATGGTCGTGACTATTTAATTCGTCGTGGAATTAAACCAAATATCTTTGATATTGAAGTGAATGGTAATCCACTTCATAAAGAAGCAGATGATCGTGCTAATCAACGTATCTTAGAAGAAAGCATTCTTAAAGTAAATTACAAGTCATTCACACAAATTGTAATTTTGGGTAGTAGCACCTTTGTGCCTTTCATGCAACTTACGACCACTAATCGTCGTGAGGTAATTGAAGACTTGTTGGATATTCGTATCTTCTCTGCAATGAATAATCTTATCAAAGATAGTATTCGCACAATGAGGGAGCAAATCAAATCTTTAGATATTAAGAAAGATAATCTTAAAGATAAGATGCAGATGCAACAAGAGTTTATTGAAGAACTTGAAAGTCGTGGTAATGCAAATATAGAATCAAATACTAAAAAGATTGATAATCTTTTGGATGAGGAAAATGAATATATTTTGAATAATGAGAGTTTAAATACTAAGATGAAAACTCTTCAAGAACAGATGAGTGATGTTACTGGTTCTCGTGAGAAGTTATCAAAATTAAACAATCTTAAAGGTAAAATCTCTCAAAAGGTTGTGACCATTACCAAAGAGCATAAGTTCTTCACAGAAAATACGGTTTGTCCCACATGCACACAAGATATCAAAGAAGAGTTTCGTGTAAATAGAATTAGTGACGCTCAAAATAAAGCAAAGGAACTCAAAAAAGGTTATGAAGATCTTGAAGAAACAATCAAGTTCGAACAGGAACGAGAGCGTCAATTCAATTCCCTATCTAAGGAGATTACAAAACTAACGCATGGCATTTCTCAAAACAATACTAGGATTTCCCTCAACCAGAGACAAATCAGAGATCTTGAACATGAAATTCAAACTATTACCAGTAACCTACAAAACAGAAATACTGAAAATGAGAAATTAGAGCAGTTTAAAGATAATCTCCAAA